TCCTGATAACGGAACTATAAATTTAGTTGGATTTAATCCTACAGCATTTCTTAGCTCAGCAATAAATTTTATAGCATTACCTGCTAATCAAAGTACTATAAGGCCATTACGTAATTTTGTTTTAAATATTGATACAACGTCGTCTGTATCAAACGCAATATTAGATTTTCAAAATACAGCGGTTACGTTATAATGACAATTAATTATCATCATTCTAGAAAACCTAAAAACTTTTTAAATAGAAAAGTTACTGAAGCTCTTCCAGAATATTATACACAAGATTATCCTCAATTAGTATCGTTCTTAGAAAACTATTATGAGCACTTAGATTCAAGTGGTGAACATTCATTTGGAAATCAACTAAGACAAGGTTTTGATTTAAGAGATATACACACATCGAATGAAATTAATAATATTATATACGAAATAGGCAATCGCTTGCCTAATGGCGAAAATTTTACAGATCCTAGATATGCAGCCACGCGCTTAGCAGAACTCCAAAGAAATAAAGGAACAAGATTTTCTGCTGAAGAATTTTTTAGATTATTTTACCAAGATAAAGTTGAAATAGAATATCCTAAAAAAGATATATTCACAATAGGCGAATCTCAAATTGGCCCTGGATCTTTAAAATTTATTAAAAATGCAGAGCTATATCAAATATTTTCAATATTAATTAAAACAGGGTTAGCAACAAATGTTTGGTCTGAGCTATATAAAAAGTTTGCACATCCTGCAGGGTTTTTCTTTGGAGCAAGAATAACTTCTGATACAGAAGCATTAGGATTAACAACTGCACAAGGCTTTATAAATGACGTTGATCTTGGACAGCTTACTTTAGCAGTTGAAGCAACTGGTAATGTCATAGCACCTTTTACAGAAATGACAGGTTTATACGATTCAGGCGGAGAAGGTACAAACGATTTTAGAATAGATTTAAGAGAATTAATAAGTACTTATCAAGATATTACTGTTGAAAATCTTAATAAATTATACACCAGTGTTGCACAAATAGCTTCACCTAGTTCGTTTAAATTTGATAATAGCGCTACAGGAGATAGTGCTGGTGATCCTGGAATAGATTTTTCAGTGACTACTGAGACAATGGATAATGAAATGTTTTCAAATTACTTAAATGATTCGTCTTCTATCTAGTATAAATATAACTATTAATTAGGAATAAAAAATGACAAGACAAACTATTAGCACAGGATCTTCAGCAAATGACGGAACAGGTGATACTCTTCGTAGTGCTGGTACAAAAATTAATGCAAATTTTACAGAATTATATACTCTTCTTGGCGGTAGTGCTAATACGCTTACGTCTCAAGTTACATTAGGTTCTGACGCTGTAATATTTGAAGGTAGTACGCCTGATGGTAACGAAACATCTTTAAAGGTAACTGATCCTACTACAGATAGAACAATTACTTTACCAAATGCAACAGGTACAATATCTTTAATAGATAATACTGAAACACTTACAAATAAAACACTTACAACACCAGTTATAGCATCTATAACAAATAGTGGAACGCTAACAGTTCCTACTGGTGGTGGAATAATAGCAACAAAAGCTGGAACAGAAACTTTTACTAATAAGACACTAACATCACCTATAATAAATACTGGTAAAATTGGAACATCTTTAAATGACACTAACGGAAATGAAGTAATTAAATTTACTGCTACATCGAGTGCAGTAAATGAATTAACAATTACAAACAAAGCGACAAATGGTGGCGGTTCAAATTCAACGATAAATGCTCCAACGATAGCTGCAACAGGAAATGATACAAATATAAATTTATCTCTTGTGGCAAAAGGAACAGGTGCAGTTAATATAACTAAGGCGTCTTTTTCATCATCTGAGATAACAGCAGCTAGCGGTACGTTATCTACCACAGCAACCTATATTATAGGAAATAGAGGAAGTACTATAGCTGCAATTTTAGCTGATGGTACTGTTGTTGGCGAATATAAAATATTTACAAATAAAGGAAGCGGAGCGCTTGAAGTGACTCCAGCCAACTTTTCGCAAGGCGCAAAATTTACACTTGCGCAACATGACGGATGTACTTGTATATGGGACGGAACAAATTGGTCTCTCGTAGGCAATCAAGGCGAAGTGACAGTAGCATAAAGGAATAAAATATGTCAGCAATAATAACAGACATTTTAAAAAAACAACTTACTCAAACAGTTTTCGATGAAGCAACAGGTGTTTCATTAAGAACTACAGATACTCCTCATAATTATTATGTTGGTATTGGTAGGTCTGAAGAATGGAATGCGACTGAAACAGTACCAGCTCCTACAGATACACCATCAACTATAAGAGACGCAACTTCTAGAATGCAATCAATTAAAAAAGTCGAAGGTACATCCTATGTTATACCGAGATTTAATTGGACTTCTGGTACAGTTTACACAGCATTTAACGATAATGTTAGTGCAATACCTTCTAACTCGTATTATGTTCTTACCGAAGAAAATCACGTTTATATTTGTCTTCAACAGGGAAAAGACGCTGCAGGGGTTCCGCTTGAAAGTGTAGTAAAACCTGCTATTGTTGATTTAACTAAACCATTTAAAACAGCAGATGGCTATAAGTGGAAATTTTTATATTCAATAAGTGCAGCACGAGCTGTAAAATTTTTATCTTCTAATTTTGTACCAATTCAAAATATTCTTGCAACAAGACATGACTCTGCTGGAATCGATATTAACTCTGCTCAGCAAAAGCAAGTAGATAGTGCTGCAGTTCCAGGACAAATTTTAGGAGTAGAACTTACTCATAAAGGAACCGGTTATAGCAGCGCACCAGCAATTTCAATAGTAGGAAATGGTGTTCGTGCAGATGCAACTGCTTTTGTAAGTGGTGGCGAAGTTGTTAAAATAGAAATGGATTCTACTGCAGATAGTTGCCTGCAAATGGGGCAAGGTTATACTTATGCTAGTGTTACAATTGGCGCTCCAAATACTGGCACTGATCAAGCTAAAGCTCGAGTAATAATAGGACCGAAAGAAGGAATTGGAAATGATCCTAGAGACGAACTTAAATCTACTTCTTTAATGTTTAACGTAAAACCAGATGGAGACGTTGAAGCAGGTTCAATAAGTAGTAAGACATTTCTTTTAAGTAAATTTAGACAAGTTGCTCTTATTAAAAATCCACTAGCATCTGATAGTGCAGCTCCAGGAAGTTTCTTTGTTGCAAACTCTGGAATGTTATTAGAAAACTTATTTATTGCATCATCATCTCAAGCTAATAGTTTTACAGTTAACACTATTGTAACTGGTGCAGGCGGTGCAAAAGCAGTTATTGACAAAGTAGATACAACAGCAGGATTTGTACCAAGATTAGTGGTACATCAAAGCGAAGATTCTACTGGGTTTTTACCTTTTACAAATGGTGAAGCTATAACTGGCCCGGGTGGCGGAACTGCTACATTAGATTCAGCTGGTGTGAGTGAAGTAAATAAAGCATCTGGAGATTTACTATACATAGAAAATAGAGCACCAGTTGAACGATCTAACGCACAATCTGAAGATATTAAAGTAGTAATCACATTATAAGGTATAAAAAATGGCGACAATTCTAACTAATACAACATTTTCTACTACGTATAGAGATGATTTTAAAGATAGTGATAATTATCACAGAATACTGTTTAATTCAGGTAAAGCTCTACAAGCTAGAGAACTTACGCAAATGCAGACATTCTTACAATCACAAATAAGTAGATTTGGTAATAACATATTTAAAGAAGGTGCTGTAGTAAAACCAGGTGGAGCTAATTTAAATCAAAAATATGAATTTATAAAACTTAATACGTCAGCTACTGGAAATGCATTAGACGCTGACACATCTGTATATATTGGACAAATATATACAGGAGCGACATCAACAATAAAAGTAAAAGTGTTAGATGTAGTACCTGCTGTTGGATCTGATCCTGCTACTTTATACGTACAATACATTTCTTCAACTGGTGCAACTGGAGGCGTTGATACTTTAAGAATGACTTCCGGCGAAAATATGACAGGTGCTGGAACTGCGCTTAATAAAACTCTTACTGTCAGTAGCGATGCATCTTTAACTCCTCACACTGGTGTTGGAATACTTGCAACATTAAAATCTGGTATATATTACGCTAGAGGAAACTTTGTATTTACTGAAGACCAATCTAAAATAATATCAAAATATTCTGATAATGTTAATACAGATATTGGTTATAAATCAATTGAAGATATTGTAACAGTAAGTGATGATACTGGCCTTTTTGATAATCAAGGAGCTGTGCCAGATACATCTTCTCCAGGAGCTGATAGATATAGAATTCGTCTTACGATTGCTGAAAGAAACGAACTTAATTCTGATGAAAATTTTATACATGTAGCAACAGTGAAAGAAGGATCAATATATAATGCAATTCAAACTAATGATGCTTATAATATACCAAATAAAGTAATAGCTAAAAGAATTAAAGAAAATTCTGGGGATTATACAGTAAAGCCATTTACTATAAATTTTGCACCTGATTCTGCGAGCACGCATTTGCAATTAAGAGTGAGTGATGGTGTTGTTGTCGTCGATGGACATAGAGCTGCTAGATCGTTTCCAACAATTATGAGGATTCCAAAAGCAACTAGCACTACAACACTGAATGCTGAAGCTATATCAACAGATTTTGGTAATTATGTATTTGTTAATCCAGCAGATAGCGATGTTAAGTCTGGTAAAACCGCTGCGCATGGTATGCCAGAATTATTAGATGAATTAGAATTACGTGATAGTACTAGTTTTCACGGTACAGCTACAGATAATAAAATTGGTACTGCTAGGCTTAAAGCAATAACTGAAGATGGTTCAAATTTTAGATATCACTTATTTGATATTAATATGAATGCAGGAAAAGCATTTAGAAATGTTAGATCAATTGGAAAAGATTCTGATAACTTTTTTAATCCAACATTAGAAACTAATTTAGCTTCTTTAAAGGGTGCAAATAACAATACTTCTATATTTGCTTTACCTAGAGCTCGTCCAC